CTAAGTGCAGACGCACTAGATGCTGGGTTCACCAAGGCTGAGGATATCGCTCGTTATATCGCTGATAACTTCACAGGGTTAATTCGCAAGAATGGTCAAAGGCATTCAGGTAAAGCAATTCAAGATGAAGCCTATCGGGAACACGGTAAAATCTTATCTCGGTTCAACGAGAAGTCTACGAGCGAGTTTCCTGAACAGTACCGAGACAGAGACGCTTTCCTCGATGATTACGTTGCTCATCACTACAATCCGAATAAAGGCAAGTTATCGGAACGAGCTATGGATTGGGCTGAGGATGTAACGTATACCCGTAGGTTGGATAAAGATGTAGTCTTTTTGAAGAGCTTAGGGAAGACCCCGAAGGCAGGCTCTTTGATGCAGGATACTCAGGATATGGTGCATAGACATCCCTTCTTGAGGTTGGTCATGCCCTTTGTGAAAACCCCGGTGAACATCCTGAAGTTTCCTCTTCAAAGGATGAGCATTCCCGGCGTTATTTCTCCTAATGGGACTATGCTAGGGAAGGAGTACCAATGGCTCAAGAATATGCACTCTAGATATCAGGCAGATATGGCCAGCGGTGACCCGCAAAGAATGGCTGAAGCTGCTGGGAGAATCTGGGCAGGACGGTTTTATTGGGTGAGTAGTATTGGGTTAGCTAGTTCAGGGGTTATCACAGGCGGTGGCCCCTCGAATCCCTCAGAGCGCACTAATCTAATTGCCACAGGCTGGAGGCCGTATTCTGTTAGGATTGACGATAAGTATATCTCTTACTCCCGTCTCGACCCCTTCTCTTCGGTTCTAGGCTTAGCAGCGGATACCTATGAGAAATTCGCTGAGCAGGGTAAGGCTGGGGATATTGAAGAGGATGGATTTACCGCTGTGATGCTCGCTGGAGCCTACTCAGTCTCTAATAATATCGCTGATAAGAGCTACTTGTCAGGCATAAATAACGTGCTACAGGCCTTTTTGGAGCCTGAAACCAAACTGAAAGCCCTCCTGAAGAAGCAATCAGGTTCTTATATTCCTAAAATAGTCTCCCAATGGACGCCGCTTACGGATGATCATTACATGAAGAAGACCTACGGGATACTGGAAGGGTTAGCAGTCAGGATTCCCGGTGCTGCAAAGTACGTCGAGCCTATGAGAAATTACCTAGGTGACCCTATTGAATCCATGTATGCCCCTACGGTTTGGGCCGCTGGATTGAATCCCTTCCTAGTTAGTCAGGCCAAGAATGACAAGGTTTTGGATGAGATTGGCTATCTGGACTATGGATTTGGCGCACCTACCGCCAGAATTAAAGGGTCTCGCCACTTGGATATGCGAAAGTTCTTTGACGATAACGGAAGATCAGCTTTTGATCGTTTCCAAGAAGCCATAGGTCAGGAAAAAATCAATGGACTTACCATTAGAAATGCACTAGAACGGCTGTTTGACAGTCCTGCTTACCAGAAAGCAAGTCTGATGGCAGATAAGGGTGAGCTATTTCACCAAGGAACCTTTCGAGACCCTCGGATAAAGGCCGTAAAAAGCCTAATGTCACGGTTTAGAAATAGAGCGAAAAATCGAGTATTAGTAGAGTACCCCAATTTGTTAGGGGCTGTGAAAACTTACAACTGGCAAACAGAGAGCCAGATGAAAAAACTTTTGGAGAATTAAAATGGGGCTGTCAAAATATTATGGAAACGCTGCGGCGAATGGCTCAGGTCTTCTTAGTCATACTATTTCAAATCCTGATAATGCCTCTTTTAATTGGCTTAACAATAGCCACGTGGAGTTACGATTATCTTCAGCGGGACAAAGCCTCGTAGCGTTTCAGGCGGCTGTAAAAGCGGGGCAGGATAAGCTCAGCTTATTCAATGATTACTCCATTACAGGCAAGCTTCTCGAAGTCCCTAGTCTGACGAATGGAGCCACGTATCAATTTGAAATTCGCCGCATTACACCTAAATCTACACATTATGTGAATTTTCAGGCTGGTTCACCAATTACTGAAACAGACCTTGACAACTCTAATAACTATGCCCTATATCGAACGCAGGAGTTGGAAGACACCGTTGCGAACTTCTCTGAATACGAACTTACATTGGCAAAAATGAAAACAGCAGCAGGAACATCAGGCGATTTTGTCGATACTGACAGCGCACAGACTGTCTTAAACAAAACTTTCCCTTCCACAGGTTCAGGATCAAACTTTGATGCTGGTCAGGCTAATTGGAGTGGAAACTAACCCCTTAATATAACCCCTTAATAAAATGGCAAATAACTTACAAATTAAACGATCCGCGCATGACGCGACTGCGAACCCTACGGGGTCTCAGCTTGAATTCGGAGAACTAGGCTGGAACAACGGCGAGAACCGCTTATGGATTGGTCGTGCGACAGATAACTCTGCGGATGGCTCGCCCGCTCCTTTTGAAATTGTAGGCCGTCAAGCCACGGCGACTACTCCCGGTGCTGCAGGATTCTCAGCGGATAATTTTGCCATCTCGGCTGCTGATTACGCGAATGATGATGGCTCTATTGTTACCATTAAAGCTGGCGGCGTAGCTAACGCTGAACTGGCAAACTCCAGCGTAACCATAGGTAGCACAGCGGTCTCTCTAGGTGCTACTGCTCCGAGTATCGCGGGTCTAACAGGACTAGATTTTACTAATGCTGACTGTACGATTGGAGCTACTGTAGGTGATGGAACAGTTATAACCATAGGCGGTCATGTTAACTCACAGGTTAAAATTAAGGGTGATCTACTTGTTGAGGGTGATACCACTACGGTCAGTTCAACTACAGTTACCGTTGCAGATAAGACCTTTGTTTTAGGAGAGGGGTCAACTTCAGCTAATCTTGATGAGGGTGGTTTACTTTTTTCTGACGTAGCTTCAATAAAGTGGGATCATGACACAACCAAACTTAAGTCTTCCCACGTTATTACAGGAAGCTATGTGGATACCACCTATACCGTAGGAGACGGGGGTCTTACTCAAAAGAACTTCACTACGACCCTCAAGTCTAAGCTCGACGGGATTGAAGCCAGCGCAACGGCTGATCAAACGGGCGGTGAGATGCGTACTCTTATAGGTACTGGTAATGGAAACCTTGTTCCGACAATAGGAACTGTAGGCCACTTCTTGAAACACGATGGTACATTTGGTGCGCTCCCTACAGATTCCGATACTACCTATACGTTTAACGTAGCTAGTGCAACTACTAAGCTGACATTGAACCCATCCTCTGGTTCAGGGCAGGATGTTGAAGTCGTAGGTGCTGGTAGCGTTTCAGTTGCAAGAACCAATGCGTCGAAGCTGACAATTACTGGAGTCAACACAACCTATACCGTAGGAGACGGTGGTCTTACCCAAAAGAACTTCACTACGACTCTTAAGGATAAACTCGATGGTATCGCAGCGGGAGCCACTAATACAGCGGCTCCTCACTATACTTCTGCGATAGCTGTAGGAGACGGCGGTCTTACCCAAAAGAACTTCACTACGACTCTTAAGGATAAACTCGATGGTATCGCAGCGGGAGCCACTAATACAGCGGCTCCTTATTATACCGCTGCGATAGCCGTTGGAGCAGGAGGACTTACTCAGCAAAACTTCACTACGACCCTAAAGACTAAGCTTGATGGTATCGCAGCGAGTGCCACTAATACTCCTGATTGGACTACCTCTGGAGTAGGGACGATTCATGCCCACAACTATACCAACACCACCTATGCAGAGGGGGATCATGGGCTTACTCAGGCTAACTTTACAGATACTCTCAGGACTAAACTTAATGGAATTGCGACTGGAGCCAATGCTTTTGTACTCGATCTGGCGAGTGGTACTGTACGTGGTGGAGTTAAGATTGGATATGTCGAGTCAGGCAAGAATTACCCCGTGGAGCTTAGCTCAGAGAAGATGTTTGTTAATGTGCCGTGGACTGATACGACCTATACGCTCACTCTGGCAGCGATTAACACAGTAACCGGCACAACTGGAGCTATGATTTCTGCAAACAGCACGGTTGATTGTGGTTCTGTGACTTGGGGTTCATAATGAAACATGGCAAATACACTCAAATTAGCAGCCACCACCACATCTGGCCATACACCTGATGGACTACAGCTAGGTGAGCTTGCAGTTAATACTACGAATAAGAAGGTATGGGTAGGTACAAACGGTAACACTTCAGGGAATGTCCTGTTATATGATCAGGCTACCGCCTATACCAACACTACCTACTCTGAAGGAGATCATGGCCTAACTCAGGCTAACTTCACCGATACTCTCAGGACTAAACTTAACGGTATCGCAGCGAGTGCCACTAATACGGCGGCTCCTCATTATACCTCTGCGATAGCTGTGGGGGATGGGGGACTTACTCAGAAGAACTTCACCACAACCCTTAAGTCTAAGCTTGATGGTATCGCAACGGGAGCCACTAATACGGCGGCTCCTCACTACACTTCTGCGATAGCCGTTGGAGCAGGAGGACTTACACAGCAGAACTTCACCACTACCCTCAAGAATAAGCTCGATGCTATAGAGGCAGGAGCTACGGCTGATCAGGATTTATCTGCTTATGTTACCAACACAGAATTAAGCAATGAACTTGATGCCCTTGTTGACGCTGCTCCCGGTGCGCTTGATACTCTAAACGAACTGGCTGCTTCTATTGGTGATGATGCCAGCTATGCCACTACGGTAACCAACGCTCTTGCGGGGAAATCCTCAACGAGCCATACCCACTCTGTAACGGCTGGTCAGTTTTCACAGCAAAACTTCACGACTACCCTGAAGAATAAACTGGATGGGATCGCTGCGAGTGCCAACAACTACTCGTTCCCCTACTCGATAACATCTGCTTCAACCGCTGGGACGGTAGCTTACAGGGACAGTTCAGGAGACCTAACCGCTAGGTTGTTTAGGTCTGAATATGACACCGTTGCGACAGCATCTTCCATTGGGTATATAAATGTACAGTACAATACTGCTGCTGATAACTACATTCGACCAGCCACGGCGGCATCTGTAAGGACTTTCCTGAACGTAGCCAATGGAGCTACCAACACAGCGGCTCCTTTTTATACCTCTCCGATAGCTGTAACTGACGGTGGGCTTACTCAGAAGAACTTCACTACGACCCTAAAGAATAAACTCGACGGTATCGCAGCGAGTGCCACTAATACAGCGGCTCCTTATTATACCTCTGCGATAGCTGTAGGAGCAGGAGGACTTACACAGCAAAACTTTACCACAACTCTTAAGAGTAAACTAGACGGTATCGCTGCTTCAGCTACCAACACTCCTGATTGGACAGCATCAGGTGCAGGAACAATCCATGCTCACAATTATACCAACACAACTTACGCCGAGGGAGACCACGGCCTAACTCAAGCAAACTTTACGGATACTCTAAGGACTAAACTTAATGGTATCGCTGCTTCTGCTAATAACTACTCGTTCCCTTACACGGTTAGCGCATCCGAGAGTGCAAGCACGGTTGTTCAACGTAATGGCTCTGGTTATTTACACGCGAGTTATTTTAATGGCTCAGGGACGTTTTCAACTACCGGGGCTGCGTCTGGAATGGCGCGGTTTACAGGGACTAACGGGAGTGATACCTATGGTCGTTGTTATAATGCTACTGCTGCAAGGCTCTTACTGAATGTTGCTGATGGAGCTACCAATACAGCGGCTCCTTATTATACTTCAGCGATAGCTGTAGGAGCAGGAGGACTTACTCAGCAGAACTTCACTACGACCCTTAAGAATAAACTTGATGGTATCGCAGCGGGAGCCACTAATACAGCGGCTCCTTATTATACCTCTGCAATAGCTTCAACGTCTTTGACAAATTGGGCGGCGTCTAGTGCAGGAACTATTCACTCCTCTAACTATACCAATACGACATATTCAGTAGGAGCAGGAGGACTTACACAGCAGAACTTTACCACAACTCTTAAAAGTAAGCTCGATGGTATCGCAGCGGGAGCCACTAATACGGCGGCTCCTTATTATACCTCTGCGATAGCTTCAACGTCCTTAACAAATTGGGCGGCGTCTAGTGCAGGAACTATTCACTCCTCTAACTATACCAATACCACTTACGCTGAAGGAGATCATGGGCTTACACAGGCGAACTTTACGGATACTCTCAGGACTAAGCTTAATGGTATCGCAACGGGAGCCACAAATACAGCGGCTCCTTTTTATACTTCAGCGATAGCTGTAGGAGCAGGAGGACTTACACAGCAGAACTTCACTACCACCCTAAAGAACAAACTGGATGGTATCGCAGCGAGTGCCACAAATACAGCGGCTCCTTTTTATACTTCAGCGATAGCTGTAGGAGCAGGAGGACTTACACAGCAGAACTTCACTACGACCCTTAAGAATAAACTTGATGGTATCGCAGCGAGTGCCACTAATACGGCGGCTCCTTTTTATACCTCTGCGATAGCTGTGGGGGCAGGAGGACTTACTCAGCAAAACTTTACGACTACCCTAAAGAATAAACTGGATGGTATCGCAGCGGGAGCTACGGTGGGAATTACTTCTTCTGTTACTACACTTGGTTCGCTCTCAAGTGCTTCTTCGCTATTTGGAGGTGCGTCAAGCGGAGTGACTCACCAAGGCTTGAGCCGGGACGTTGCTTATAAGATTATGAACAACGTGAGTACCTCAGTATGTTGTGTAACAACGACAGGGGGAAGCTCAACTGAATACCTTCGGTATGCGAGTGGAGGGAATTTCTCATGGGATACAATCGAGTGGAATCATATTCAAAATGTTAGTGCGTTGTCTGCTTTACCATAATGGGACTCGCTAGTTCAGACTTGTTGTTAGTTGAGCGTAGTAACACGGTCTATAAAGAGACCTTTGGGAACCGCGCAAACATCGATGACACCGACCTAATCTTGGTTGAGCGTAGTAACACGCTCTATAAATGTACGTGGGCTGACTGGGATGATGGCGGGGGTGGTGGTGGAGGCGGAGGAGGCGGTGGTGGGACTGGAACCCACGCATGGAGTGCTACCAATACTTCCAAAGATATAGAGGTCTTCTATGGAACTGGGTCTTCTGACAATACCTCTGCCTTTAGGTACTTCAATGAGTCGATGGCCATAACAGGAGGAGACGGAACGGATGCAGGCAATTTATATATTGGTTTGAGGCTTCGAGGTACAACAGCTTATTACCACGATTTCTGTCTTAGCCATGTACAAGTATTGAACTCCGCTGGGAATGCGTACAGGACAGACTCTACTTATACTTCAGGTTATGACTGGAATTTCCATAACACAGGTAATACCAACGGTTATGGTGCGTGGACACGGGCAAACGCGATAAGTACCTATACCACCGATCCTTCTACTCTAACCTATGAGACGATCACCAGCGCGTCTAACGGAAAGTGGAGTCGGGGAACTTCAACAGGCTCTACTTATACAGGAGCATACGATGGAACATACGGGGTAAGCTATATGTCAGGCGGCGGTGGCTCATTTATTACAGGCACTCGCTCTCAAACCTCTAACACCTATTACCTCTATACCGAAACATCTGGTAGTGGGTGGACAATAGGGACTAGCACGTTATGGCTTAAAAGTCCCGCAATGACTCTTACTAACGGAGATAGACTTCGGATGTCTTACCACGCTCATGGGGGTACTAATTCCAGTAATGGGCTAGGTGTTCGCGGAGATGACGTTCTCTACTTTCGATTCAAATGAGTACCCCGGCCAACACAGACCTCATACTGGTCGAAAGGAGTAACACACTCTACAAGGAGACCAAGGCCAATTATGATACCGCTACAGGTGGGGGCGGTGGCGGTGGCGGCGGTGGTGGTGGAGGGGGTGGCAGTAGTAACGGTATAGTTATTAAAGTCTTTTGGTGTCAAAACCCCAACGGATATCACGCCTCTGGGCGGCATAGATATGGTTCAGGAGGGACTATGTACTCCCTTCGGTCTGACTCAAGTGGGTGCTACACAAGATCGTCATCGGGCAGCCAGAATTCCGGCCCCTCCCATAGGCCAAATACAAAGATCAAGGTGGATGGCACTTGGTATACGCTAGAAAGTGGAACTGGTATCGGCGGCTCCTCTCAGGTTGGCCCTATGAATATGTACTATAAAAGAAGTATTCTCTCTTGGTGCTTCACCTCTGCTGAGATGGATACTGCTACAGGTGCAACCAGCGGGTCGATCCAAGGGATTTCACTTCAGAGCTACGCCGCTCCGTCAGGTAGCTATAACACTTTCCCTAGTTTTGGAATATCTTTAATGACCCACAATGTGGCTAACACCACTACAAATTACTCCAGCAATACCTTTACCCACAACAACTACTTCAATTCTAGTTATTCCTACTCTACTAGTACGGATGCTTGGAACGATTTTACTTTTACAACCGCCGTATCATGGAGTTAACACAATGGCCTTAAAATCATCATACAAAACACCAGAGGGTCACATCCCTGCTTACTGGAGAATCTCAGACTTACGTTATGTCTACGAGAAGCCTCATGGAAATGAGATGGATGAGGAGGGCAACGTCATAGCTCCCTATGAAATCGCAGAATCTGTCGTTTTCTCTTTGGAAGTCTTCAGTTGGGAGACGAGAGAAAAGTATGATGACGTAGATTGGATGTACGAGGAGGGCGTAGGCTCATACTCAATGGATGTCCCTAGCAGCTATGCCACCACGCTAATCAAAAAAGCTTACGACCACCTCAAGACACTCGCTCTTTTCAAAGATGCTGAGGACTGTTAATCTCATGGCTGGTGGAACTCCCGAAGGAACTTATCGAACAAGGGATCGCAGTAGTCGCTCTACTGGGAGTTTCCTACTATGTTATTCGACTTACTAACTTCTTATTCACAAACCTAACAGGGTCATTAGATGAGCATAAAGAGATTACAATCAAACTTATTGACGGTCTCAACGGCGTCCGAGGAGAGATTAACAACCTCAAAATTGAACTGGCTGAACTCAAAGAACAACACAGGAATTACCATGATCTTTTTATTATCTCTGATCGTCACATCCCAAGGGTGCAAGAGCCTGTCGAACGTGGAAAGCGTAGACCTCGATCTGGGGGGTCTTGAGGTGGAGTTTTATGAACCGCCGCCAATCACTATAGTGACAAATATTATTAAGATTCCTTATCCGAGGTTAATGCAAAGAGATTGACACCCTCAAGAACTCACGTTAAGTTACCTACGCCGAAGGGCATAATAAGATGAACAATCCAGTAAACGACCAAGACGCACAGACCGCTATGGCGTGTCTGAATACATTGTTTAAAGCGGCGATGGCCGCTCAACCTTCTGGCCTAGTTCCAGAGGCAGCAAAGGTGCAGGCAGAAAAGATTAACGAAGATGGACAGACTTTAGCTGATTTTATCAATAAAGTCACAGAACCCTCCGTTTCCGAGAACTTCTCTGAGCCTGAAGTAGTTACGGATGACCCACCAAAACCCGCTGCTAAAAGATCAAAATGATTGGTGCTAGACACGGTAAAAATCGTAGGAGTAAATGGGTCAGTATTGGGCGTAGCATGGTTAACAGATGTAGAGGTAATCCTTAAGATTACTCTGCTACTTGCGACAATTCTTTGGACGATTCTAAAGATCATGCAGGAATACAGAAGATGGCGCAATGGCTGACAAGGCCCAACTAAAGATCAAAAAGAAAAGAACTCCCTATCTTACAGGGAAGGAGTTTCGGGCGCGTCAAAAGAAGGCCAAGGATGCCGAACACAGGGGTTACAAGGAGTTTGGAGAGTGGCAAGAAAAGTCTGAGAAAGCCTACAGAGACTTAAGTTATCCCAAAAAGGTTAAAACAGATGAGCAACGTCAGGACTATGACATAAAACACATGACGCCCAAAAGGGGAGACTTTGAGAGCCATCTCAGGATTTACAAAAACAAGATGAAACCCCCACAACGCAGGGGTACATGGCATACGGCATGACTGACGAATATGAAAGCAAGACTACGTGGGTAACTGAGATGCCTGAGAAATCTAAAGAAGAGAAGCTGGGAAACCTTCACGATTTAGTTTGTGATGAGCTTGTTGGTAGGATTTCCAGCGGTGAAGCCACCTCAACTGACCTTAATGTAGCCCGTCAGATGCTCAAGGATAACGGAATCACAGCGACTCCTGTGGTTGACACTCCTCTCAACGCCTTATCCAATGCCCTGCCTTTTCCTTCTTCTGAAGGCCTTTCTAAAGCAGGGGAGGGTCAGTAGACCTTCTGACATTAAAAAGGCCGTGAGCGGCCCCTAGAGGCTCCACAATGGCCCAACAGATACCAAAAGAGCTACAAGACTTTAGGAACTTCCTGTACCTAACGTGGAAACACCTAGGGCTACCTGATCCGACTCCCACTCAGTATGACATTGCTGGGTACGTTCAGTATGGGCCTAAACGCTGCTGCATTCAGGCTTTTCGGGGTGTAGGGAAGTCTTGGATTACCTCAGCTTATGTGATCCACCAGCTTTTGCTCAACCCTAGTCTTAATATCCTAGTGGTATCCGCTTCGAAAACACGTTCTGATGACTTCTCGACGTTCACTCTGAGGCTAATCAACGAGATGCCCATCCTTCAGCATCTCGCTCCTCGTGAAGACCAGAGAAGCTCTAAGATAAGCTTTGACGTAGGGCCAGCACCAGCAGCCCATGCGCCCTCTGTGAAATCCGTAGGGATAACGGGGCAGCTAACCGGGAGCCGTGCAGACCTCATAGTGGCTGATGACGTTGAATCCCTGAATAACTCTCTCACTCAGATGATGAGAGACAAGATTACGGAGACTGTGAAGGAGTTTGACGCTGTGTTGAAGCCCGATGGCCGCATCGTTTACCTAGGGACTCCCCAAACGGAGATGTCGATCTACAACGTCCTGCCTGAGAGGGGGTATGAGATCAAAGTGTGGCCTGCTAGGATACCCACAGAGAAAACGCGACACTCCTATGGAGACCGCTTAGCTCCTTACATCGTTGATTTATGTGAAAAGAAAGACATTGGGGAGCCTGTAGACTCCGACAGGTTCGATGATATAGACCTGAGAGAACGCGAGGCCAGCTATGGGAAATCAGGCTTTGCACTCCAGTATATGCTGGATACCTCCCTCTCTGATATGGGTCGCTATCCCCTACGCTGCGCTGACCTCATCGTTCATCCTCTGGATAACGAACAGGTCTCCTCTAAGCTGGTATGGGCTTCCTCACCAGAATTGGAGTGGAAGGAGTGTCCTTGCCCCGGTTTAGCTGGGGATCGCTTCTACCGTCCTATGGAGATCGCTCCAGATCACCAGAAATACTCAGGGTCAGTCATGGCGATTGACCCTGCAGGCATGGGTAAGGACGAGACAGCCTATGCTGTAGTCAAGATACTCAACTCTCAGCTATTCCTAACGGCTTCTGGGGGCTTCCTAGGGGGCTACACACCAGACACTCTCAAGGCTCTCGCTAAGGTAGCCAGAGACAACAAGGTGAATTACATCATCGTTGAGTCTAACTTCGGGGATGGAATGTTCTCTTCTCTCCTAAAACCCGTCTTAGCAGAGGACGTAGGGTATCCCTGCACTATCGAAGAGGTGCGACACTCCATTCAGAAGGAAAGACGCATTATAGATACTTTAGAACCCGTTATGAATAGCCATAAGCTTATTATTAGTAAGAGTGTGGTAGAGAATGACTTTAGTGGTCTCAATAGATACCACAAGGATGAACATAGGGATGCCTTTAAGAACCTCACGGGGGATAATACATTATACCAACTGTTCTACCAGATGTCAAGACTTACTTTTGACAAGGGTAGTCTTCGCCATGATGACCGCTTGGATGCCCTATCGATGGCTGTCGCCTACTGGGTGGAACGCATGGAGCTTCATACCGACAAAGCTGTGGCTGAATACAAGGATGAGCAGATAGAGAAGGCTTTAGAGTCCTTCACAGAGAGCTACAACTCCCTATGGAATAAGAATGTTGTACCTGACACATGGATGTCCCGCTAGTTCCTAGGGAGCCTATGTGGTTGTTTTAGGTACAAAAATGTGAGCGAGTACCTCGTTTCAAGCCAACGAAGAGTCCCCCCGTGTGGCGCGTACCACTCGGTTCCACTTGAATCCACATGATATCCTACAGATATCATTTGTATTCCTTTTTGTTTGCATCTGTAAGATGCCACAAAATGAAACATAGTGGTACTCTCCAA